GTACCTTCCGGCCTAAAGATTCGTCTTGTCTGCGTATAAAGGAGTACAATCATATTTTTCAGGGTTCGCAACAATCTCGTCAATAAATGCTTCTGTAACACCCTGTTTATTTTTGTTCCCGTTCGTAGACTACATTCGCATCTTCACTGACATGAATTGGTTATTAGTCTGTTGTTCGGCCAGCAAAACATCAGAAGCCAGAACAAACATACTATTCCGACTATCCATTTGCTGTCACATTCCTTTCCTTCTCACCTAAAATAATAGGCGGTCTTATTTTTCGGTAAGATGGAATTTATACTTCTAAGGGAGTATAACTCGCCTTTAAAAATATCTTATGTCTGCGCTTCAGAACCTGACGGGTTCGAAGGCTTGGGCTGTCTCCCAGTCTGAGACTTAGCGGGATCGCTTGTGCGCTCGTTATAGTCTTCAGTTGGTCTGCCCCTTGGATTATCCTCATCTGAGTCGTTATTTTTAGCACGGGATCTGCGGTAATAAACCTTACCGTTGCGACGATAAGCGTCATAACCTTCCATGTTTTCCGGCACATTATTTTGCGACTCAGTCGTATTATCGGAAGTAGGAGCTTCAACTAAACTCGGATCAACCAATACTTCATCCGTTCCGTTTCGCTTCTCTTCCTTCCTGCGCTCCACTTCCTGGTCAATATCAAAACCATGTGTCTGGAGCAGAGTCTTCTTGGAGATGACTCCTTTGTCATAGAGCTTCGTGCAGATTTCCTGGAACTGTTTCGTACCAGCAAGATCTACAGGCGGAAAGGTAAACTGAGGGATCTGATCGGGCGCACTGTGAGGAATAGCAGTGAAGCCACGCTCGTTCAGTCTCTCATTTATCTTGTTCATAATCTCACAGAACTTATCTCTGGCTTTCCTGATACGGATCGCAGCCGTCTGCATGGAAACCTGAGCCGTAGCAAATGTCGCACTGGTTGTAGTCTGTCCGCTTACGATAATCTCAGAGATGCCACCCGCAGAAAGAATCTGGGCGTTCACACTGTTATATTTATCGAAGTGGAAGATCTCATCCTAGTCCGGCTGTTTGAACTCTGCGGTTGCCCATGAGTTGGTTACAGCAAGAGCAGTTCCTTGCATAGCCCGTTTAAATGTCTCAAACACTTTAGTCTACTGTTCCTTATTCGGACGGACTTCTCCATCTGGATCTCCGTACTTGACATGAAGGAAACTTCGAGTACCGAGCTTTAAGTTGCTATCTTCCCAGTCACTGATGATTGACTTCTTTTTCAGCGGGAGAAGGCATGCAGCAATCATCGGAATCGCATATCTCATCCAGTCTTCCTTAGTGTCCTGAAAGGTGAATGTGTTATGCGGATTCAGCTGAACGAATTTCTTTCCGTTTCTGACACCATCTGCAATCTCTGGGGGATAACCCGCAAGCTTCAAATTAATGTCACTGTCTTTAAGATAATTTTCCGCAGATAAATTATTACGCTGCAACCCAAGATTAGTCAGAAGTTTTGTGCAGTCGAACTCAAGCATAGGCTCAAAGTCAACTGCAATATTTGCAATCCTGATATATTCAGGGGGAAGTGTAATCAATCGACCATCACTAAACTAATAAATATACACATTAGCGTACTTATGGTACTGGTAGAAAATACTCTCCATCTTTTCACGGAGTCGGATCTTCTCGTAGTACTTTTCATACTTCTGCTTTACTTCTTCGTTTGCCCCAATTAATTTCCAGGGATCAGCTATACTAAACGGAGTATATACTTGTTTAATTAATCCACGATATATAGGGTCTGCGTCAACGTAGTAATCACTCTATGCAAACTAGTCATAAATATATAATTCTTTATTACTCAGGATGGTCTCATAAGAAATTCTATTTCTTACAAATCCACGGCTCTGAATAACAGGATTGTTAAAAGTAATCGTTGGAGCTGCGTTCGGGTCGAAGGCAACTTCACCGTTCATCCTCTATTCCGTACCATCTGAAACAACAGAAGGTACTTCTTTAGGCCGTCTGAAAATGTCGAAGATTCCCATACGCCTCTCCTCCTTAATTCCAAGTTCCGACAACGCCAATGTCATCTATTTCGCCGTTGCGTATCTTTTGTATCCGCTTATTCTCAAGTTCTGAAATATATCTCAGTCCCATCGAAAGAGCAGAATAACGGTCTTTATGCTGATTATATTTTGCCGTATCGTATATAACATTTCCGGCAACAGTCTCTTTGGCTACAATCTGTCCAAGCTCCACCTGTAACGCATCGGCTTCAAGGAAGATTGCTTTCTCTTCTTTCGTCAGAGTACGGCTCTTGATCGTTCTACCCTCATCGTCTTCCTCGACCAATCTGTCCTCGACAAGCTTTCTGCTGGAAACAGGCAGTTCAATCTTCCGCTGTTCAAGATTCACAGTAGTCACGGTAACCAACTGTTGGTTCAGTTTATTATCCGCAACAACAGGACGAAGAAGAGGAATTGCGTTCCTGATCGTTGAGTGTTCCGTATCTACAACAAGCGGAGGATATTCTTTCCTCGTAACAGGATCAATCCACGGCTCTGATAAGAACAGCGGGAACGCATCACCCAGACCACGATGGTCGAATACAACCTTGATCGTATTCGGGAAAGCCACAAGGAGTCTCCTGACTTCCTCAGCCAACTTATCAAGTCCTCGACCGTGGAAAGTTCTGATCTGAACGAGTCTGGTAAGATATGTTCCGTCCTCTCGTTCGATCAGCTTCAGAACACAGATAGCCGCATTGTCAGCATCCTTCGCCTGAGAGGTAGCCAAGTCAACACTGATCACGTACTCCGAAGTAGACTTCGGGGGCTGAGTCAACTCGACATTCTCAAGGACACGACAGGGTTCAGTCAACTCATGCGGGAAGACTGCTCCCTTTTCTGATCCCTTAAAGATAGCTCCGTATTCCATTTCAAATGTCTGCTGCGGAAGACTATCTCTCTGCTCCTCAATAAACTTCTCTCTCGCAAGTCCAAGTCTCTAAGCTGACTTATAATCCTAAGCACAAGCAAAGTAGTCATTACTCTCCCGGTCAAGCTTTGACATTTTATTCAGAGCGTTGATAAAGGAAGTATAGTAATAACTGGACTTAAAACATGCGGAAGTAATACTGATCATCTTGGAATCGTAATCCTCGAAGTGTGCCTGATGGCTAACCATACGAGTCGTGTTCAGAACAGGGTTAACGACTTTCTCGATATCCTTCTTCTTCACTTCAGGAGCTTCGTCAACGATAATAATCTTTGCACGGTTACCAAGGAAACTCCGCATAGAATAAGACTCGATCTTAGATCCGTTCTTAAATCTGCATCTGCCCTTTTCATTACTGACTTGGACGGGTGCATGATTCTTGGCTTCGATCTCTCGCAGAATATTCGGGATCTTAATAAGCTCGTCATCGATCTTTTTCAGAACGAGTGTTGCCTGTTGTGCCGTGCCGGAAACAACTGCAATCATGCTTCCCGGATACAGAACAGCGAGAGCGCAAGCACACAATGCGGTAATCCATGTTTTGCCGTAACCACGAGACTGAGTTAAAAGAGATCTGGCGCAATTGCCGATCTCTCTGGCTTCGATTCTCTGCGTATCCTTCTACTCGATACCGAAGTATTCCATAATAAAGATATCGAGATGGGTACGCCAGAACCAGATTTGCTTTCGCCATGCTTGGAAATTCTTGATCTCTATTCCGCAGACCTCAATAGGCGGTCTGGCTTCGGCTGCTGGTATTTCTTTAACTAATTGATCCATCACTCATAACCACCAATCGATGTTCCGACTGCGGCAATTGTATGACGGAAATCTGAAATTATCATATCAACCTGATCCGGCTCAAAAGTATAGTTATTCTCCCCAAGGAGTCCAGTCGATTCCAGTCTCTCGATAATCATCCCAAGCGAATCCTCGTCGGTAACTCCGACCTTGTTCTTAGCTTGGACACAAGCGGCGAACGTTGTCATCTTGGAATATTCCTCATATAGAGCGTGTGCGGCTTTGCACTCCTGCATATTAATTTCCCCACGCCTGAACTTATCGTCAGCGATATCCGCATTCATTGAAGCCTTCAGGAGTTTCCGTGTCGAGTCAACCAGGTTCAGGTCATTCATATCAATTCCGTAAGCTTTAACATATCCGTCAAAGGCTTCGGTCTATTCTCTGATCTGACTGTCCGTATAATAACCTCTCCACGTCTTATCCCACTTGGGCTTCTCAGAAGTTTCGGGTGAGTCTGTCTATGCTTCGGGATTATTCAGCGCAGTAGTCGAAGCTTCGTCATGATCCTCGTACTGGTAGTATCCTACGTTATTCATGATCGTAAGCCATGTCTGAGCTACAATCTGAATTGCTACCTTCTGACGTTTCGTCTCATCAGTAGCCTTCAGAATCAGATCACTCGTAGACATTGTCTTCTGCGCTCTTACTTTACAAGCTTCCCAATACTTATCTTCCCAGTGCCTGTTATTTTCATAGCAGTACCTTACGACATCTTCTTTCGTCTTCAGAGATTTCTTTGCACACTCTTTACACCAGATGTCATGATAAGACTGGGACTTCCATTCTTTGTTCATAGCGAAATCTCCAAGAGGAAGAACTTTGCCGCATTTGATACAGTACTTACCGACAAGCGTTTGTCTGTTTCCTGCCATTTGCTTTCCCCCTTTTGGTATAAAAAAGCCTCGAAGACTTTTGCCTTCGAGGTACGATAGACTATTTCGAACTTGCGGTCTATAAGCGCGACACCTTTAACTTCAGGTCAATGCCTTACGCCACGGGTCTGTATCCGTGGAGATTGCCTACTCATTTCGGCTCATAGCGGGGCTGCGACTCGAACGCAGACCTTATGCTTATGAGGCATATGAACTTCCAATTGCTCTTCCCCGCCATATAAAGGAGAACTCAC